GCTGCAGAGGAAGAAGCAGAGCGTTTGGCCATGGAGGCCGAGATGGAAGAGGATGGTTCAGGATCCGACTGGGTCCCTTCAGAGAATTCCGAGGACGTGGAGAACGAGTTCGCCGCGGACAAGGAGTTTTCGGGCAAGGACAAGGACAAATGGTTCGCATCCGATCTTGGTCACAAAAGCAACTTGATGAATGCGGGCGGCAGTAGTGGCTACCACGCCGAACAGGTGGTGGTTCCCTCTGGCACCCCTATGCGTACAGTGAAAGGCCGCTCTTGGGCCGACATGGACGAAAGTCCGGGCACCGCCTACAAGCTCTTCGAGTACATCACGTTTCAATGCAAGGAGGGGAATCCTCCCATGGTCGTTGACGGATGGCTCAGGCGCAGTTGTTTGGTGGGTTCGGGGGTGGGACGCAAGTCTCAGAACAAGCCCCTGGCAGCCCTGGTTTCGGAAGGTCTCGTTGAGACCACCCTGTTCGAGCAAGAGCAATGGCTGCGCGCCTCTGGCCTGCCGTTTGAAGAAGACGGTGTTGAGGCGCCAGCATCCCCCCCCCCCGGTTTGGAGGAAGAGCTTCGCGCTCCCTCCATCCCCGAGTCCGGCTTGTGTTTCCCTCCCTCCGTGGAGGAGATCAAAGCAGAGGTGGTGGCGGCTCTGCCGCCCCCCGCCGTGCGCAACGAGTCACGCGACAGACCGATGGTGCAGATTCCTGCGCGGTTCCAAGCCCTTCACACCGGAGGCAAGCGCCAATGGGCACAACATCTAGACGATGTGACCCCGATGGACGCCCCTTCCGAGTTGACGGAAGAAGCCCGCCAGGACCTCACCGCGTGGATGGCCCGCAATGATTACGATGCCCTCCTACGTCTCAAGGACGTTGGCGCAGAGGCCATTTTGGCCGAGCCAGGGATGGCTGAATACATGAAGTACTGCGCTTCTGGCAACAAGAACTTTACCTTCAAAGGAGAGACGTTCTACAACGCCAGGGGAGACGTGCATGCCCGTACAGTGGGTACGTGTACCGCAGCGAAGGCCACCAAGTCCCCCATCAAGTTTGTCTCGGAAGAAGCCAAGGCCGTCATGGCTATGGTCGGAGCACCCCCAGAAGCAGCTACTTACGCCCTCCCCCCCACGGGGCCGGATGCAGTGCGCGAGAGCCTTAAGGGGCAGTTCCTCCGCCAGATGCCAGGCGACTGGAAGGTGCTGACCGAGCAACCGGGGTTCCTGGAGAAGATCAATGCCTTCACAGAGCAATACCCTACGACAGTGACGCCCACGGACACCCCGTTGTGCAAGTTCGTAGACCGATTCATTTCGAACATGGACGGCACGAAGTCTGCGGGGTGGTCAGGGCGCTACAAGCCTGGACCCAAGCAGGTCTGGACCAACGGTCCGGACAGAGATCTGCTGGTGTACATGGTGTCGGCCAGGTTGGCTCTGCGAATGGCGGAAGCATCGCGCCTTCCGTACATGGCCCCTTGGACCATGGTGACGCTGGGCTTGATGGACCCGGAGGAGTTGGCCCCTAAGATGGAGGGCCATGACGACGGGAAGGTCAAGTCGAAGAGGTGGAGGATGATTTGGGTGACGTCCATGCTGGACGCCGTGGTGCAATCCTTCTCACATCGGGACCAGAACAAAGAAGACATTTATGCCTACGCAGGTGGAAGCCTCAAGTGTCAAGGGATCGGCATGGGTCACAACGACTCAGGGATCCAGCTCACTGG